AAACAGAGTTTGCCATGATCGCACTAAATTGTGGAATGTTAGATTTATTGGCAATACTGTTATTTATACTTTTGCTTCTTTCCAAAAATTTCTGAGAATTCGCTTTAAGAGATGACATGTCTATCCTTGGCTCCTTCTCCCATACCTTATAAATAATATATCATTAGGATTTATATTTACATCTTTCTTGAAATATATCCTGTTAAAGCAAGTGGTTTTTCAATTTGCGCTCTATTATTCTTATTAAAGTTAAAAGATGGATTATTATTGTTGAATCCTGAAGTTATTAAAAATTTATATGCAATATAAGCATTCAATAGCGCCATGAATCCGTCGTTAGGCGTTGATCCTTTAACATAATGCATTGTAGGATCTCCATATTTAGAAATGGTTGGTTTAATCTCCATACTTGCACAGTGATTAATTAACCATCCAATTTTTTCAAAAGAACCAAGTGGGAACCTAATATTTCCCGCTTTCATCATTTCAAATAATTCTCCAATGTAATGGTCTCTTTCAAAAATAATTTCTTTAGGAAAGGCGTCGGAATTAAATTTTACATTTCCATTTACTTTATTATGTGCTCTTGAAACTAAGTATCTATCACCATAAGCAGTGTGCATAATAGTAGAAAAGTCTTGAGAGAAACCAATGTCTCCAATAGCCAGCTTAACGCTGTATTGTCTCATCATCTGATCTATAATACTCTTTTTACTATCAATGTCATTTCTTACGAATTTAGTTGCAAATTCAACTGACAAAAGGTTTGGTCCTTTTAAAGCTAATACAACTGCGGTACTATATGATTGTCCTCTACCTTTACCCTTTTCAGGATCAGCTAGTTGTTCTAAGTCCGCTCTAGCGCCATAGTCTATACCAGCAACTACCATATATTCTTCACCAGGAATAATTCTAGCTCTTAGCTTTCTCTCAAAGTCTCCACACTTATCTCTAATTTCTTCTGGAGTAATAGGAGAAGCATCGCCTTGGAAAAACTCTCCAAGAATTTCATTTTGCCAAGCTCTTTCAGTATTGGTTGGATGAACTCCTGGCTTTTGTTTAATAACATCTTCTTTAGTAAGATTAGGCATGTAAAGCTGATTAATATGGAAACCAATGTAATCGCACTCTGCTGGGTCTTTTGTTGAAACCCATTTGCCACGTTCAGCGGCTGCTCTTTTATCTTGCTCATGTCCACATTGGTTACACTTAACAATATAAGTGTGTAACCAAATTTTCTCCCACTCATCTGAACCAGGAGTATATAGTGGAAATAATTTAGAACATTTCTCACATCCTAAATAATAATATTGCTGTGAGGACGCCGACCAAATTTTATTGAAAGTTGAACCTTTCTTTTTTGGAGTTCCAAAATAAACTTGAACGCCAAAGTTATTAGGTCCATATTTTGATTGTGCCAACATCTTGGTAGCGTTGTTAATTGCTTCTTGAGGAATGTCCTGTACCTCGTCAAAGAAGATAACATCAGCGCTTCGACCTCTAAGTCTATTAGCATCTAATCCAGTTGATTCAATCCATAAATGGTTACCACCTAAAAACTGTTTAAAGTGTAATGAGTCATTGGTAGCAGTAGTAGTATCTAACAAGCTTTGCATGTAAGACTTAACTTTGACGTTCTTTTTTTCACTCTCTAAAGAAAGAGAGCTACCAATCATTGGATTTAATTTGGTTTTAGAATAAGCGGCGGCTGCCTCTAATTGTGGAAAAGCATGGATAACTCTGATTGGTGGTCTATTTAAAACGCCAAAAAGACCGCTACCCATGAAATACATTTCAAGAGCGGCAGCCATAGTGGTTCCTCCAACCTGACGACCCTTAACAATAGAAATTGGCTTGGCATCTTTATCCAATGCCTTCAATCCTACGTACCTATAAATGTCTGCAAATGGTTTATAACCATTGCCTGTCAATGAAAATTTCTCACCCTCTAGCGTTAAGTAATTCTCACAAAATGCAACTGGATCTAAATTTAATAATGATTTTCGTAACTTATGAAATAATTCGTCTGTATTGCTCATATAATAAATAATAATATATTACCATGTTTGATAATACATGATTATTTGGTGGCTGGCATTAATGAATGGAAAGCGTCGGTATTTTCTGCATCAATATCTTTATCTTGAAGATGTGGAGAACGCCCCAAATCCATATACTCTGAATTATTAACTGGGAACTTTGCTTTTTCTTTGGCATTCAATGCGCTGATATACCTAATAAGATTATCATCTTCCCAGTCTTTTGGATCTGGAACATCCATTCTATGAATTTCTTTAATCTTTTCCAAGATAGCTGGCACGGTTGCATTGCCTCTAGTTTCATGAACAAAGTTTTCTAAAGTGTTTTTTACCATAGGTGCGGTTGAAAAAATGGTAGGGCTATTTTGCGCTTGCGCTTTTTTCTCAGCTTGTCTATTTGCGGCTTTCTTAACTTTTTCTAAATATGCTGTAAGTCCGCTGCGCTCTTGCATATCTTTAACAGCATCATCAACAGAAGAAAATTTAGACTTCTTAGAGTTGTTCATGATATTATTAATTTGATCATACATAGATTTTTGTTGACGAGGTTCAACAGCATTACGCTCTAAATTTTTGGCAAGTTGATTCATCCAATTATCTTCAGATGATGAAGAATCAGATTCTCTAATAACCGCAGGTTGATGTCTAGTGTATCTCGCCATTGTTATGCCTTATAGTTTGCAGCCCAATCACCATTATTAGATGATGTGATATCTACATCTTCATCAATCATCATTCTATCTAGTCTTACTGGGAATCCCATGTCTGCTAATAATTGGATAGTTTCCATCTTTTCGCGATCATTTAACTTGTATTTGGTAGATAGCTTTTTAAAAATACCTTCCATATCATGACCGGCAGAGATGTATCCATTGATACAAGTCCTAGCGATACAAGAAATGAAAAGAGGAGCCATAACATAAATACCACGTACGCCGGCAGCTTTTTGAGCTTCTTTAACCATAGCTTCGTCTTGTACGAAATCAGCCTTCTTTTTCTTGGTCTTCTTTTTGATTTTTTCTAATCTGTCATAAAGTCTATCAATGCCATCTTCAATCTTAGATCTAACATCTTCAATCTTGTCCGCCTCTAATTTGCCATCCAAGTCAAGACGCATAGCTTTTGAAATTTCATTATCAAGTTTTTCTAAATAAGAAACTGCTCTTTCTAATCCAGATGAGTCATAGCCTGAGTGTTTTGGAACAGAATGAAATCTATCTTTAATCCACTCTAAAAATCCTTCATGACCTTTGGCTTCCCAATCCCAATGATCTTTTGGAGTCTTGGCTTTTGCCTTTGCATCATTATCATCTTTTTCTTTTTTCTTAGAATCTTTATCTTCTGGCTCTTCAACCACTTCAAGCTCTTGTTCTCTATTAGGATCAAGATCTCCAAAAAGACCAGGGATTGCTCCTAAGTCCTCTATGACGATTTCCACCTGACCTGGCTCAGAAATATCTCCCATATGTTCTGAAAGAGAGCCTTCTTCTGCCACTTCAATTGATGGAAGTTCCATTGGAGCCGATATTGGGGTTAGAACAATTTGCGTTGGCATAGGCTCATGATCATGTGCATAATCATGGTCTTCTACCAATAAAATTTCCTCTGAGTTTTCTTGAGCTTTAGACTGTAATTCCATTAATAACCTCTGACAGATTTGGATGTATTTCAAGTATATGTCTTATTAATAGCAATTTATTTTAAGGTAAAATACCATAATAAGGGTTTTTGGTCTCTTCAGGTTCTTCTCCAACGCCTTTTTGATTGCCATCATCAACACCTAAAGGATTGAATTTGACTGGATCTGGATTGTCTTCAGTACCATAATAAAGCTTATTTACTGTGTGACCCTCTTCATCTGTTGGTAAAGGATTGATTTTATCAAACAGACCCATTGGGGTCAAGCCATCAAATGGAATAGTATTGCTACTTTCATCTAATGGAAAATCTATTAAATTAACATCACAATCACATGCGATTGCTAACAAAGCCATTTTTCTGCGTCGACCCTTCTGTTTTCTCTTTTTTCTTAAGAAATCAGATACGCTTTTATATTTATTCATATTTTGATAAAAGCCGGTGCCTGGACCTTGTTTAGCTGGACCATCAACGCCCTCAGTGTTATACAAATCATAATTTCTATAAAATACTGGATCTCTTGGATATACGTGTTGTGGATTTTTATCTTTAGCCATTATT